GAACACACCAGCCGCGAACATCCGGCCATTCTGCGCGAATAGAGCCGGGACACTCGATTCGCCCGCTAAGACGTTATCGACCTTAAGGCCGGGGCGCTGATAGAGGGCATATGAGCTGCGCCCTTGTTGAGACTCGTCGGGTTCCGGGTACAGATTGATGCAACGCTGCGCATCGGCATTAACTGATTCGCTCTGATACGTCCCGCCCGAAGTGAATCCGAATCTAGCCACTTAGGCCCTCTTTCTTCTTAGCGTGAAACGCGAGCATCGCGGCTCGGGTCTTGGCTTTGCTCTCTTCGGACATAGTGTGCTTTGCGTTCTTTCCCCACCGGGCTTCTAACCATGCTTGCTTTTTTGCGGGGTCGGAGAATCGAGCCAGGGCTGCGGCTTTCTGAGCGGCGCGGCGCGAGTCGGTGTGCTTCTTGCCTGTTAGAGTTGCAGCGATTTTCTCATTTACTTCTTCGGGTCGCGGGCCATAACCCAACAACTGTCGCGCCTCTACAGCGGCACGAACAGATCGCATAGTGGCCGGATTGTCTTTGTGAGATTCACTGAGCTTCCTGCGGTGCTCTTCAGAAAAGATGCGACCTTCATTTGACGTAGAAGTTCCGCCTTGATTGCCGTTGTAACCGCACCTAAATGTGTCATAGAACTTGATCCACTGTTTTTCTTTTGCATCAAGCTCCTCTCGACTGTCGGCTCTATCAATCACCTTCACTGTGAAGTGATCTCCACCGTGCTTCTGGATTGCTTCAAACAACTGTCTACCTGCATAGTTAGATTTGCAGTGCTGAACAAAGCGCCTTGCGGCAGTCTGATTCTTCCCGTGTATTTGACCTACGTAGCACGGTCGGCCATCGTGAGAAATCAAGTAAACGAGGAACTGCCCGGTTGTACTCAGATCGATGTTTTCGAGTGTGGTTTCCATAGTCTCAAATCCTCCGAGACTTATTGTACACTCTCGATTTTGTTTTACGCAATATGTTTGTAGCATACTGATTCTAAGTTACTTATCCTCGGTATTGGCGCCCCGAGTTGTCCGTAATCCAGTTGAAAACTTCTGCACTCGGCGTAATGACGGCCGGATCGCACCGCAACGTTACATCCTGCGGGTTGAGTAGCTGGATAGCCGCGAGTGATTCAAGTGCCTGCTGTGCCACGACAGGCGGTACGGGCGCCCCGTACTCCGGTGATAAGTCCACCGCAAGGTTGAATGCGATCGCTTTCGCGTAGCCTGGCGGGAACGTTACGTCCGTCACGAGGTCAGGGAACGCGGCCAGCGCTTGCCACAGATAGAAAACCGTCTGCACCTGAACGTTCGGCACGCACCAATACGATAGCGTCCTGAACGGAAACCCGCGATCGTCCCACACCCGCAGCGGCAGGGCCGACTGAATGTTCTTCACGGGAATCGCGCCCCATTCCTCGGCTGTCAGGTATTCGAGCGGCAATTCAAGCGGCTGCGCGCTTGCGGGCTGGTTGATGATCCCGACACGCTGAATGTAGGGCGGGCGAACTATGTTAAAGTCTCCGCCCAGCCCCATCGTGTAGGCTTGTTTTCCTGCCACGAGATTGAACGGTTGCCCGTTTACGTCAACCGCGGTGCGCGTCACTGTGAATATCTGCATGCGCTGCGTCGACCACGAGTCGAGCATGTTGTTCAGCGTATTCAGCGCGTCCTGCGCCTCGTTCGCTTGCGGAATTTCGCCCGACGCGAGTACGTTGATGAGCCGTAGGGCGCGGGCGATTAGATCGTTGGCTGTCACTTCGCTTCCTTAGGTTTAATCACCGCAACATTTGCGGCGTTCTTTTTTGCATTCTCCGCTGCGTCAATCTCTTCTTGTGTCGGAGCGCTCGACACATACTGCCCGTTCACGTACTTATGAGGCCCGGTGAGAATCGCTCTGATATCTGCGGCTGTTTGTTCTAGTCCCATGACTCCTCCTTGTTTAAGATGTAACGAAACCCCCTAAAACAGAGGGTTTCGTTACAAATTAGGAGGTGGTTAGCCTCCTCCGGTTTAGGTTTAGTAACTGGCGGTGAATTTTTGGTTAGTCGCGTCCCAAGTCATGCACAGCGTCTGGTTCACGACGAACGTTGTCGACTTCGCAATGTTGTTACCAGCGGTAAAGCCTGCAACAGTTGCGTTGTCTGGGATCACGCAGAACGTCCCACCTCCGACTGCCGTAGCGTCAAAACCAACCGGAATAGCGATGGTCGTGATAGCAACAGCACCCGTGATGTGGAACAGCGGTCCCGTTGGGGTAATAGTCGCAGCCGAAGCCACGGCTGCCGTAACTCGCGCTTGATCCGTTGACCATTGGTTCTGGAAACCCGGAACCCATGAGTTAGTGATCGAAGAGCAAAGCCACTGCGCCCCTGTGTTTACGTTGATCCACGGGGTTTGCCCCGTGGTAGCCGGCGTGCACGCTCCGTTAAACGGAGGATCGGCCTGCTGGAAGCCGCCCGATCCCGAGAACCCGCCAAACTGCGGGGTCACGACACCAACCAACACCATGTCACCAGACGGATGCGGACCAATTTTCGTGCCAAGCTGCCCGCGCAGCACGTTGAAGATCGTGGTCTGTCCGGTAACCAGCGTCAGGACGCCCATTGCTTCCTGCCCAACGTACAGGTACGTGATCGGCTGCCCGTTATTGGCAGTCTGAATACCCGTAGCCGAGGCAAGAGAAACGGTCGTATCGTAGCTGAGTGTGTTGCCCGCTCCTGGCGCGTTGATTGCGGCAGCAAGCGTGGTTTGAACAAGCGCGGACTGTCCGAAAGCCATCGTTCCGAAGAGCGCCAGCGCGAGGATAGTTGCAATCTTACTGAATTGTTTGGTCATCGTATTTTCCTTTTGATTTTTGGAGTTGGCGTTTAGCAGCCATAACTCGTTTCATTGTCTCCGAAATGCGGCGTTTTTCCTCTTCGGGGCGCGGGCCTCTTTTACGGCCCTTAATCCAGCCCTGTCCAGGTTTACCAGCCTTAGCTTTAGAAAGATTTTCTCGATGTTCTGCTGAAAGAGTCTTTCCTTTGTTCCACGCTAGCTGACCCTTATGAGCTTCGGATAGTCGCTGCTTGTGATAAGCAGATAACTTAACGCCCTTATGCGCCTTAGAGATTTTTTCGCAAGTTTCGGCCGAACGCGGGCCGCGAAAACCATCACCCCCTTCAGAGATGTTGTACCCTTTAGGGACTAATGTGTCGTGAGACTTAATTGCTTCTATCTCAAGACTAAGCAGCTCTTCGTAAGAAGACGCCTCTCCGATCGTTTCCACAAAGAAAGACTCTGCCCCGTACTTTCTGATCGCATGAGCCAGCGTCATATTGTGGTACACGCCGTAGCTGGCGTTTCGAACGTGAGCCGTCCATCGGCGCTCAACTGTTTTGCAGGTGATTCCGATGTATGCTTTTCCGTTTTCCTTGTTCGTGATTTTATATAACTTCATGCTAAATCCGCTAAGTCCTTTGTAATCAGCTGGCTATACGCACCGCCAATTCTGGGTACAGGGTCGTCCATCCGTATAGTATATCTAAACGGCAAGGAAACCTGTCAGTATTTATGTCGTAAGCGCGAACCAACCTGATGCTCATACCAAGTTGCTTATCGCTCACTCTACTAGCCATGTCGACGCCGCCAGGCAACGGAAGATCAGCGCAACCGAGCGCGAAGGCGTCCTTATGGAAGCCCAAGCCGCGCGGCGACTGCGTGTTCGCTGCACCGTTCACGACCACAACGTCGCCCGTGGTAGGCGCGACCGTCACGGTCTGGAACGGGCCGGCCGTCACGACACCCAACCCACCGGGACCGGCGATTGGAATCGTAGCGTTACCCGCACCGTCTGACGAAACGTCGGCAGTTACAACAAACTGGCGAAGCGAGCCCGTCGACTGCTTGTTCTGCGGGTTCACAGCAAACGACTTCGAGAAGGTGATGATGTCACCCTTCGAGAGGCGCTTTGCCGCGGCCGCGGTCCAACCGTTCGTGATGATCGAGTTGCCGGTCTGAGAAACGCCGTTCACCAGCGGTGCCCCGCCCTGCGGGCCGACCGTCTGCGTGCGAACGTTCTGATCCATCGACCACTTGAAGCCGATCACGGACCCCATCGTGCCCTTCTCGTACTGATCCGCGATATCCGTGGACGACTGGAAGAGGCCCTTCAGGGTGTCGACGATCGTGGCTTGCATGGCCGGCGAGATAACCAACGCACGCGCGTTGTCACGCGGCGTCGCTTCCTCGTCCAACCGCTGCCCGCCTTGGAGGTAGGTCAGCAACGCGTTCGGTACGGTGCCGGGAGTCCC